AAAAGAAATGATATTAATCATATTTTTACCAGTGAAAATAAAGTTTCTACAAATGAACTTATTAATATGTTCGACCGTATCTGTTTTAAATTAAAAAACCCTCTCATGCTCATGGAAATAGCTGCCAATTTACAATTTAAAAGTATGGATGGAACTTTCCACATCGATGGATCTGAAGATCAAACAGTTTTTGTTTTAATGTTAAGTAGCCATCTTATTGAAAAAAATATGGGAGGAGAATTTATACATGGTCCTACCAATACTATTGTTAAATATAAACTTGGAAGAATAGTTGAATTTAAAGCTGCTGATCCCCATAAAGGATTAGCTTTTAACAAACCATATATTCCAAGAATATCAGTGAAATTTGTAGGATGCAAATTAAATTAGATTTATTACCTCATATATACGGAGAGGATATTTTAAATGTCTCTGATAATTATAATAAAATATTAGTCAGTACCATTGAATTAATAAGACGAGGAGATAAAGATGGCCGAGCTGTTTCTAATACTGATTTTGGGTTTCAAAGTGATTTTTTACCCTTAGATGGAATTTTTTCTCCACTTGTAAAACTTATAGAAGAAAAAACCTGGGCTATGTGTAAACAATTGAAAAATTGTAACGTATCCGAAGTTATTGTTGATCGCTTATGGGCAAATATCAATTATAAAAATGATNTTAATTGGGAACATGTTCATGAAGGAGATATANCTGGAGTATATTATGTTAATGCAAAGAAAAACTGTGGTGATTTAGTATTAAAAAGTAGGGCTATTCCCTATACTTTCTCCTATCTAAATTCCTTTTTATTAGATAATTTTAGCATAAAAGTAATTCCTCCTCAAAATAAAAAAATAGTTTTATTTGATGCTACCCTCCCTCATTGTGTTAAAAAAAACTTGAGTGATGAATTAAGAATAAGTATGGCATTTAATATTATTTTAAATGGATCACGAAGAGGTAGTCATGAAATTAGGACTTACTTAGGAAAAGGAAAATTTAAGAATATTTAGGATCGTAATCGTACCAACTTTTATCCCATCCAAAAAGAAGAGGATCGCCACCTCCATCAATATGAGCTGCACGTGCTGTTAGCCTTGCTTCAACTTCTTGTAATTGAGCAACTTCTACCTCTGTTTTACGAGCTGCTGCCCAATCTATCAATCCTTGAACAGTTGTTCCTCCAACAGCATCAGTAACAGAATTTAAATTAGTATTACCTGTCATGACTCCTGTACTTGGATCTCTATTTTGAATTTCATTTTGACCTGGTAAATCATTCCAAATAACCTGATGAATAGTGTCTGAAATCCATGTATTATTCCAATCGGTTCCTAATTCGCTCCACTCTAGATGCATTTCATCATCTATTTTAATGTAGCTATTAGGTGAAATTGTTATTTGTGTCGCCATTTTTAATGCCTAATAATGTAATTAACCACCACGTACGGTGAAAATGAATTTGTCCCTGAAGCGGTAACTGCTCCTGTCAAAGCAGTAGTTACAGATCCCGTTAAACTTCCTGCTAAAGTATGGGCATGAGTGTGACCGGTTCCAGATCCTGCATTAGCAGTATTCATTATATTTACTCCATAATGTGACCAAGAGGATTGAGGAGTATCACCCGACTGTGCAAAAGAATTTCTTAAATTAACATTGGCATGAGAATGACTTGCTAATTGTGCCTCCGTTAAAGATGTATTAGAAATACTTCCTGTAACACTAACGGCCTGGTTATTGGTATTGGTTGCCGCTTGGTTGTTCGTCACGGCCACCGTCACGGTGTTCGCTCCTCCCGTTCCAGCTAAATTGTAAGTGTTTCCGTCATATCCTTGAGGCGTTTTGCCTTGAAGATTAGGAACATTGAAAGTGGTTGATCCATTTCCAACTCCATAGGTTGTGCTAAGTATACCAAATAAATCAACATACGTAGTTCGAGAAACTGCTGTTCCATCGCATAAAAGATAACCATCGGGAGCTGTTGCTTTGCCCCAAGGCTTAATTGCCCCTACTTCACTTCTTTGTGTAATACTCTGTAAATTAGTCATTATACTTTAACCTCCATCCGTTTCCTGTATCATAATATACTAAAGAAATACCTGCATTGTCAGTAGAAATTGTTAAATCAGCGGCGGTTCCTTGAATATTTTCCGAATTTCTTCCTACGGTTATATTATTAGTAGATGCATTTCCATCCCCGTCAACAATCTTAACCTGGTTTCCAATCGAAGGGGAAGCTGGTAAAGTTATAGTAATTGCTCCACTAGAACAATCACAAAAAATATTATCACCGTCTGAGGCTGTGTAAGGAGAAGCGCCAACTGCTTTTTCTACCCATGACTCGCCTAATCCGGCAAGACTAAAGACATCATACCAATTCGTTCCGTCTGTCGCGACGATACGCATTTTCCCGTTGACCACGGACAGGGTATTTCCACCTGCTCCCAGACGTAGCGTTAGAGCATACCCCCCGGAAGTATTATTATAAACCATATAAGTTTTTGATGTAGCTGGGAATTGAANAACGCGAGCAGCTGTTATTGTACCCGATAGAATAAGAGTATTTTGTCTGGCTTCGTTATTAGCCTGGGTTTGAGGACCATCCCCATTAGTAAGGGTGGTATCCGCATCAGTTAAGGTTTTTGCATAAACACCAGCGATGGAATATTCAAAAACTTGTGAAAAATTATTATTAGTGACTGTTCCCCATGTCCCTGACTCTTCGCCAGTTGCCATGAGTTCTGTTCGTAAACCTGTTGAATATGTTGCTGGCATAGCTTGTTTTTAACACCTTTTATTAATAAATGAAAACATTTTTATGCAGCCAATGATACATTTTTCCAATCCGTAGTTTGGCTGTCGTCTACGATGGACCAATTGGTTATTCTTAAACTACCCACTGAAGATGTCAACTGATTTCCAGTTGGCTCGACAAGAGCCCCTCCAGTAATAGCTTCATCTCCTACGCTAGCCGTAGCGCTCACGCCTGTGACCGCATACGTGGAAATAATAGTAACATCGTCAGTAGAAGCAGTTGCTTCTACTCCTGTAGGTTCAGCGGCAGCCGGAGCCGTTGCGTCTCCTACTGAAGCTGTGACAGATTGGCCAGTCGCAGCAGCATCGATAAAGATATTAATAGTAACATCATTAACGGTAGCGGTAACAGCGTGCTCTGGAGCAGCAACAATGGTAATATTGCCTTCCCCTGCAACCGAATAAGTTCCAATGGTAAAAGTGCCAACTAAAGAATCCGTAGTTTGATTAGCGTCTCCTGTTACCGAAGCAACATCCTCGACGCTTGCAGTGGCCGATTGGCCTGTTACACTTTGAGTAATTCCAACGGCGCCCCATTGCTGGTCTCCCCATCCAATGGCAGCTCCGGTATTGATATCAGTGTCCCGGTTCCAACCAGTAGTCCTGGTTCCTGTCTCTGTGGTATCTCCTAAACTTCCAGTCGCTTGTTGGCCTGTAACCGAGATGGTTTGGCCTGTAGATAAACTTGGATCTCCAGTGGTTGCTGTGGCAGATTGCCCTTCCGCATTAACTAAAGCAATTCCAGCTGCCGTTGCATCGCCAGCCGTTGCCGTTGCTGCTTGTCCGGTGACGAGAAGGAATTGATCCGTGACGACACTAAAACCAGTTCCAACAGTCGCGGTAGCGCTTTGTCCTGTGACACTAATTGGAGCATATTGGTTCCACGCTCCTGCGCCCCAAGTTTCGCGTCCCCAGCCTTGAATACTGGCCATCTAAAGCCTCCTAACTAGGCTATTCTTAAGATAGCACTATCGTCTTCAGCAGCAGGGAATGAAATAGTAAATGTTCCAGCAGTGGAAGACTTAACTCCTCCAAAATCTAGAATACACACAGCAGCGTTAGTTGTAAGACCCGTTACCGTAGAGTTATTATAAATTACCGCAGCCTGGGCAGAAATAGTTGCACTTGTAAAAGAGACATCGGCAAAATCAACAATAGCAGTTGTATTATCTAATTTCGGAAATGTCGATTCGACAGTAGCAGCTCCTCCGCCAGCAGTGTAAGTCCCAGAATTTCCAACTTCATCAGTAGTTTCATATATCGTTGTTGTATTATTCAACGTTACTTCACTATCAAAAAGAGCAAGTTTGAAGGAATTACCTGTGGATGCAGTAAAATCATGTAACCCTTTTAGAATTTCGGTCTTAAATGATTTAACAATGCATTGTTCAATAGCCATAGTTTCTCCTTAATTAAGGTTGTGCGGATTCAAGAGGTATCCTCAAGACTCCGTCAAAATATTCACTTCGTCTTCTTCGTCCCTGTTGTTCAATAGCAAAGGCTTGCATTGCGTCTTGAAAAGATTGTTGGTACATCTGCAACATATCAGCAGGGCCTTTCAAAAACTTATAAGCTTCAACCAGGCATCCATAAAGAAGAACATNNC